GGTTGCGAAACCGGAAATGTCTTCACCACCCCCAACTGAAGTTGTTACTTCAATTGTTTTAGGTGAAGTCCTAACGTTTGGCACCAAAATTGTCGGGCGAGAACTTATTGCCCTATGTATTTTGGTCGTTAGGAGGAGACTGAAATTGAGAGAACACGTTTTCATAACCTTGTTCATCCGATTTCCATTCATCTTCTCGTTCTTCAGATGTTAGCCAAGTAGGTAACATTTTGAATTTCGATTTGTAGATGGAAACGTCTTGAAGAAGATTGAAAGCATTAGTAGCTACAGTTGCGGCTCCTCTTGATAAAGTATTCTGTTGTTTTTCAATGAATACTTTATCAGATTTTGGGACACCTATTGTCTTAAGAAACAATGGTCACATAGCAGTTGAAGATCACAACATCATTGAGTAACCTTTATTGGCTAACTCATCTCTCATCTTGATTAAATCGCTGCAAACCTCAACAAGAGGGAAGCAATCGAAATTTTCAGGATAAGAAAGTTGTTCTGGGAGTTCGTGGTTCGCACTTATTCTTGCAACAAGGGTCTTCATTAAGGAACCGAAAGGTGCCTCTTTGGGGATCTCTGTTACTTGAAACCGTGTTGAATCACTCTGCATAAACAACTCTTGAACTGATTTCTTGAGAAGCATTTCGCTTGTCTTGGAATCAATCTCAGGATTGGGAAAGGTCGCCCCCTCCAGAATTAAGTTAATTAATTCTGAAGCAGGCTCCTCGCCTTTGATGCAATGCATCGTTGCTTCGCAGACATCAGATAGTCAAGAGATTCTTTTCGAGTAATTCGAATTGAATCCTAAGACTGTTTGATAGAATTCCCCGATGGTGGGGCCCAACCTTTTTGTCTTGAATTTTCAATCTTTCTTCATCTCACCGTAAAGGACAGGAAGTAAGAAGTAAAACTTCTTAATACTATCTCTTAAGGCCGAGACTGGAAAGGGTGAAATCTCAACTCCCCTTCAAATCAGACGTTTTGCAAATTCTGCAAAATGTTCTGATTCGTGGGTTTTATGAATTGAGAATTCCACCCCTAAAGCTTTAAGCTTCTCTTTATATGCGTTACAAAGAGCTCTATCCCCAATAAGGATATCGTCTCCTAGTAGAACATATTTAGAGGAACCCCAATCTATCCCTAAATCAACACAACATTCGTAAAGAATGTAGTGGTGACTTAGAGCGAAAGAAGATCACGATGTGTAAGCTCCCATTGGAGTACCAACGGCATAGGAGTAATCCTTGCCCTGATACC